TGCGTCGGATGGATACAGGTTATCGGCTGGGTACAGGTCATTTGCTGGATATAGTGTATCAACCCCGCCATTAAAAAAAGACAGCTCCAGATGTCTCACTGTCTCCGCCCTGTTGTTGTCCCCCCGGCACCGCTGTTTAATTATCTCTGGTACGTCCAGCACCTTGCCACCTCCTTAATACTCAATCAACGCCAATCTGATGGAATTATAACGTATATCATTATCAGAGGAGTCATAGTAGTTAAACTGTATTGTAGGATAATAAAACTCTCCTGTATAATACCCTAACCTTTTATCATTCCAGTATCTGACCTGTATTTTATCTTTATCTGGAAAAAAGCTCAACAACTCATCCAAATCTGTCAAATGAACCATATTAGGTGTATTCCATTCAATCTTCGTTCTGGTATGCGGCAATACATTCCGGTGCAGCTCTCCATATCCATCCTGGTAGCTATCCTCATCCTGTTTCTGGTCTGGGCTTGCCCCATATGAGTTGTGCGCTATATATTTCATTGGAAGTTTCGTTCCTTCAATTTCAAGCAGCCAACCTTTATAGTCCGCCGCAGCCATATGCACCACCTCTTTCTTGGCATAACAAAAGCACCCGGTTCCCCAGGTGCTATAAATCGTTAAATAATGTTGTTTTTCTTCATGTATCCCAAAGTAAGCAAGGCATTTACTCCTATAAAGACTTCCATAAGCAAATATGCTGGACTAATTTTTATCGAATCAAGACATACCATTAATGCTATAGCATATGGAACAACCATACAGAAAGCCAACACCTTATTCCTCAGTTTTATTGCAAGCAATCCTATTATTACTGCCACAAGAATACCCCATGACACGATTGTGGCATTCTTATTCCCATTTATTCCGCCTTGGCTACTCAGAACCCCAATCAGCATAAGTATTCCTATTGTTCCCAAAGCAACATTTAATCCTTTTACTAACTTTATTTTATCCTTTTTATCAGATAATATATTTCTTTCATCCTGCTTTACATTAAGTGGATATCCACATCCGGGACACTTCACGGCCTTATCGCTAATTTTCTTTTCGCATTCTGGGCATTTAACTAATGACACAATAAATTCCCCCTTCTTTATTATGATGTATTATATCAAAAAAGAAGGGGGATGTAAATAATTATGTTAATCCCAATTGTTTTCCGGTTTGCTTCCTATAATCAGATGCACCCGCTTTCCATAGGTCAACCACATCGTCTTTATTCACTACTGGTTTTGCAAGAATAGCCCGTAAAAGATTATTCTGTTCGCGTAATAATTGGTTCTGTTCCGCATTTGCTGCATACACCGCTGTTGCAATACCATCCGTAATTTGGTCTTTATTGGCTACTGCAGTTCTTCTGCCAATCCGCCCAACCATTTCCGGACCCGATTCGCTGGCAATGAAAAGCTGTCCTCTGTCAGGGAAACCTCCACTTGCAAATGTAGGTATCTTTCCGAGACTAATCTCTCCGCCTTCATATACCGTCTTGCCCATCACTGTAATTGGGTCAATCGTAAATGTAAGCTTCTCATTTAACCATTCGGCAAAATCATTCCATATCTGTTTGGCTGCATCTACCGCAGCATTAAATGCTGCCTTAAATCCTTCCTTTATTCCATTAAGGCCGGATGTCCACTTCTCCTTAGTAAACCACTTTGTGACATGTTGATTCCACCAGTTTTGAATATCTGTTTTCCATTGCAGTACAGTTTCGTCCCACTTTGTTTTAAGGCTGATTTTAATAGTATTATATAAATCACTCCATTTCTGTATTGTAAACCATGGAGTGATATGCTGGTTATACCATTCATTAAGTGATTCTGTCCATTCTCCAAATGTAGCTCTGAACCCTTCAACAATGCCTTCCAGGATATATTGCCCATAGGGCTCCATCTCCTTTGCTGGTGAATGAATGCCAAATATATCACATATCTGATTAACTATCCATGTAAACAAATCAGCAATAGGCTCAACTAAAAATAAAAACCCAGCCGTCAGTCCTGATGCTATTCCGGCAACAATGTTAGCACCAAAGTCGATAAAATTATCTGAAGAAAAAGCTTTCTCAAAAAATCCTTTAGCAGTCCCAAGCAGAGATTTTGAAAAGCTCCAGTTAAAGAGTGTATCACCAATTCCTTTCCAGAATTTAGTGGCCCAATCACCGCCACGTATTCCATCTAATATAAGACCTATTATACCGCCAATCAAAGCACCTATAGGACCACCAAACATAGTGCCAACACCTGCACTGACAGTAATTAAAAGTCCTTCCCCCATTGCATAAAGGACACTCTCTCCAAAATTCTCTTCTATAAACGCATCTACCTTATCAATGATTTCATTTCCAATAACATCAAAAACCGGCCCGCCTACAAAACCGATTGTATAACCTGAAAACAGTAACTTTAACCCTTCAAGGGTTATGCCACCAAATAGTGCAGACTTCAAAGCAGTTCCCAATGCTTTTCCAATTCCTACAAACTTGAACCCCGCAACAGCAGCAATAATAGCTGCCTCTATAGGAGCTGCATCCAAAAGCCCCGCATACGTTGAAATGGCTGCACTAATAGCTGCAATTATAAGCCGCCCCGTTATTGCAAGAATAGTATCCCAGTCCAATGCCGCGAAAAATTCCCCTATTTTCTGTCCCACCATAAACCAGTCTGTATTTTCCAGGGCTGTTGCTATGGTATCCAACAACCCTATCGCAAATACAGAGGCGGCACTTCCAAGGGCAGAAAAATCAAAGGTCGAGAAAAATCCGTTTATTCCCGCTGCTATGGATAATCCAAAGTTGGACCAATCAAACTCTTTTCCAAATTCCAGTGCTGCATACAAGGCCGTATTGAGTGCTCCACCAATGGAATGCCCCACTTCCCAGAATAGCTCTGGAGATATAAGACCATTGAGAAACTGCGCAAAACCACGTCCGAAATTTCTTGCAGATTCATACGCATCATTCCAATTGATTTTCCGCAAGGCATCCGTGATGGCGGCGCCAATATAAGCGCCAACGGAATAATAATCCCCCACCTTAAAGGCATCAATTATTTTATTGGATATCTTATCTGCCTCGGCCTGCACATTATCCATACCAAGGTCCAGGTCTCCCGGGATACCCCCGCCGCCCCCACCTCCAGCACCACCAGAATTACGGTTGGAACTTAGATTATTAAGCTCGTCAAATTTGGCAAGTTGCCGGTTCATTTCCTTCGCTGAGTTTGCCGCACTCCCCATGTTATCTGCAATGTTCCCAGAAGAACCAGCTGTGGAATCCATAGAATCTGCCACACTCCCACTCCCGCCTGCTGCATCACCAAATATAGCAACCGTAAAAGCCCGGAAGTACTCAGCTAACGTCTGCAACTTTGCAAGGATGGTATTAATAACCTGGATTACGGGCGTAAAGGCATTGATAAGGCCCTGGCCTATTGTTGCTCTCAGGGCCTCAAACTGTAGCTGCAAGATGCGTACCTGGTTGGCCCAGGAGTTGCTTGTCCTGGCAAAGTCTCCTGATGCATCCGAAAGCTGAGACATAACAAACTGATACCGCAACATGACCTTTTCTTGCTCAGTCATCTTTGCTGTTGTTTTTCCAAATCCGTTATTAAGAGCGTATTGGTCCAGGGCTGTCTGGGTCATGACAACGCCAAGGTCTTTAAGACTTTCTGTCTCTCCTGTGAATATGCTCTTAAGCTTCGTGTAGGCTTCATCCTGAGAGAGATTATAGAATGATGCCACATCACCTGTAAGGCCCGTTATGGCTGCTGACATATCGTATCCGGCCCTTCCTGTTATACCGAATGACTTAGCCATAGCGCCGTATGTACCCATATACTTCTTCGCCATTGTCTCCGACAGGCCGAATGCTTTTGCTGCATCTTTTGCAAATGCATCCACCCTGCCGGACATGGCGCCGAAGGTGACGTCAACAACGTTCTGCACCTCCGTCAAATTGCTTCCCAGGTCAATACATGATTTTCCAAATGCTACAATAGCCGCAATGCTCAGTACCGATGCCAGAATAGCTCCTACCCGTTTCCAGGCGTTTGCTATTCTGGCAGTCTGCCGCTCTATTCGATTTGTTACCTGTGCCGTTTTAGCCTGTACCTTTTCCATCTGCTCCTGGTATGGCTTCGTGTATGCCTCAATGATGACCTTAAGCTTTTCAAGGGTAATTCCACTACCGTCCGTTATCCTCACCGCCTTTCTGTTCCATATTTTAAATTAGGCCGCGCTGCCTGCGCATCTCGTTGAACCTTGCGGCATATTCTCGTCTGGATATCTTTGCCTGTTCCAATGCTTCGGCTCTCTGTCGCTCCTCATAAGCTTCCTGTTCTTCGGCGAACAAGTCCGGGTATATATCCCATACATTTGGAAGCTTAATCTCATTCTTGTTGTCAAAAAGCTTCTGCATGTGTAGCCCTATAAGGTCAGATAATTGGAAGCGGGAGGTAATCTGCTCCTTAACCCTCCTCTGCTCCCTCCTCGCATATGAGCCCATAAGGTCGCGGATTTCACCCAAGGAATATCCCCAGAATTCATCCGGCCTTATGCCACAATCCAAAGCAAGAGGGTATAACTCATAAACGAGGTCGGATATGGTTACATCTCGTCCTTGAGGTCCTCCCTCTTGTCCATCACACTCTCCCTCTGGTTCTCCGTAAAAAAACCGCTCACCAACATAATCTCCATGATAACATCAACCATGAGGTCCATCTGGGTTCCGCCCTCATCTGCATACTGGTCATACAAGGCCTGTACATCCTTATATTTAACGCCGTGTTTCCAGGGCGTCATGGCTGCCTGAATCACTGTTAGCATGATTCCCAACTGTGGCAAGCCACCACTCTGCATAATCAACGTCACCAGATTACATCGGAATTTTTCTTCCAATTTACAAATCTGCTGGGTGGTAAGCTTAAGTTTGTAATCTTCTCCACCAACAGTCCAATATGCAAAAGCCTTTCTTCTTTTCTTAAGTTCATCAACTGTTTCAACCTTTTTCTCGGCCTCGTTTTCTTCGTCCATTCCAAACTGTCCCATATTCCATTATCCTCCTTATTATTCAGGGTCCGTCACGGTCAAATCGCTCTGTAATGATATAGCAAGGTTAAATTCAATCACACCATTTACTCCGCCGCCAGTTCTTTTTACGGATACCTGTCCGTCAAATTCTGTTTTAGTGCCATCAATCAGCGTTTCCTGGAATGACAATACCTCTCCCGCATCCTGTGCCGCCCTCATGATACGATATGGGCAATCGGCTTTGGAATTATCATACTTAAATTTGTATGTAATATCACCGGCATCACCAATACCATTCTCGTATTGCTTATTTTTGTCAGTCAGACAAGTATTCTCTACCTTTTCTGGTTCAATACCCATTTCCGGGATTTCTTTAAGCCCTGGAAGGTCTGTAAATGTAGAGCCTCCTGACTTCTTATATCCCAATTTCGCGCCATTAGCTAACATCCAATTCTCCTTTCTTATATGTCGTGATAGACCTCTTTGGTATTTACATCAATCACCATTTCATATCTCATCTGTTTGTGCTTTCTTCCACTTGGGTCATCCACATCCTGGCATCCTGTACGCAACAGTCCCAGCTTTTCAATTGCAGCATCCACAGCTACGGCTGCAGCAGTTGTACTTTTTCTGTGCCATATATCTATCCGATATCTAATATAGGCCTTCTGCTCCCTCATATCTGTATACTCTACAACCTTGTTATCTTCTTCCATGTACTGAATGGATAAATCCTTCTCCCAGTCTTTAGGATAACAGTCAGTTACGTTATCTGTAACAGCGAGGAGAGCTGCATACACCTCGTCCTTAACATTAATCATTACTTACACACCTTTCTTAATTCGCGTTTCAGGGCCTTTTCCATCCTTTCAACCACCTTGTCCTCATTGTTTTTCAAGGCAGGATACATAAAAGGCTGTGCCGGCTGCCCTGTGCACTGGTAAAACCGGCCATCTGGTGTATCCAGGTAAAACCAGTGATATTCTTCCGCTGCTTCTTTGTCAACCTGGCTTTCATGTATCCACCAGGGAGACATGGTATAGGCCGGACTGGCTACAGGGGATATCCCGGCATGGTTTGCGGCCCCCTTTGGCCCGGTGCCCATCTCAACGTACATAGCGTATGCTTTGTTGGTATACACATTCCCAATAACCCGGTCGTCCATACGCTCAGTCATGGACTTGATACTGTTTCTTAATTCACCCTGCCGGACAGGACACAGAAGTTTTGCTTCTGCTTGTATCCGTTTGGCCTGCTGTCCTACCAACCGCTCCATCTGCTGGTCACAGACCTCTTCCAGGGCTGAAAACTTCCTTTCCAGCTCCTTTTGTCCATCAATCACAGCTTTTCCACCTCCAGCGTCAGAAACCAATAGGGATATATAGCGACCACCTTGTAATCCGGCTCCGCGCTACCGTCAACACATAAGCATATCCCATCATTGGCCGTGATGACCGGGCCGTCCTTGACTGCATAGCTTACCTTACCTGTTCCCGGTACTTCCTTATAGGTCCCCTGGATTCTCAGGTTGCGGATATTTGGCAATCGCTGCCCATACATCTCTGCCTGTAACTTCCCGCCTGCCGGCCACTCCTCGGCCTTAAAGGATACTGCTGGGCCATATTCCAAATATGAGCTACCCTCGCTATCCTTTTTAGGTATTGCCTCCCGGTGATGGTACATTCCCAGCCTGCTCCGTCTTAGCCTCATATGTCCTGCCTCCTATCTTTACCAGCCTGTACCTGTCCAGCGTGTCATAGATGTGCTTTGGGGCATTATCAAAACTATATGATTCTCCGCCGCCGCTCCGGCTGGCCTCGCCCTCTGTACCCATACGGTTTAGAGCAATCACGGCCAGGTCACGTACTGCCTTTTCCAGACCTGTCACAATCTTTGTACGGCCTGTATAGGACAGCACAAAGGCTGTGGCCTCCTCCAGCAAAAGGGAGAGCAATATATCATCACTCTCCCCCGTCAGCTTTTTCAGCTTTTCGATATCAGTCACATGGATCATCTCCTTAACCATTGGTTATCAGTCGGGCAATCGGAAGGGCCTTAGGGTCAAACTTAATTTCCCAATTGGCCTTTGCAAAAAGCTGTGCATCCGTTGGGGATTCCGTCCAACCAGAGGAGGGGATTTTAAAGCTGAACCCGTTTGGATGGAGGGTTTCCCTCATACGTGTGATAAGTTCATCCTGCCCACCATTTTTCTTGGCTTCCCTCACTGTCTCTACAGGTACATCTACCCGGCCCTTAGCAGTCCTGATTACACCATTGCCGTACAAATAAGTGGTGTACTGTTTCAGGTCCTTATTGGCGCCATCACCACCTACAGCAGTACACGGTACTCCATCATCAATAATTACCGTGTAACCATTTACAGATGCAATGTTCATTGGTCTTTGGATACCATTAGCATCCGTATATTTCCAATATTCCAGCAACTGTTTATTCTCCAATGTCTTTGCAACATTGGAATGCATGATAGCAAGTGCGAACTGGTCCTTATGGTCCCCACATGCCTCGGTTGCAAGGTCATTTAAATCTGTCTCCTCAATCTTTCTCGGCTCCGCTGTGTTGGAAGTCAGTGTAAGCGAATGAGTATCAGACCATTTCTTTGGATTCCCGCTTGCTCCAGTAATTCCAAAGATGGCATCTGTAATTCCTATCATCCTTTTCTGGCGCCTTTTCTGCCAATACCTTGAAATGGTTGATACAATGTGTCCCATAGGGTCAGAACCAGACAACTCTGCGGTAAAGTTCCGCGCGAAGAATCCTTTTGCACGGCCATACACCACGCCGGTCTGGAACCCACCACCAGCCTCCTCCACAGTAATATCCGTCTGTCCGTCATAGTTTAGGTCCTCTCCATCCAACGTGTTGTAAAATGGTATGGTGTATATATTCCCTCTCCCCTGAATCATCTCAGCGATTGTTGAATCTTCAACCACTGCGCCGGACTCTATCATGGCTGTCAGATACGGGTCCGGTGCCTCCCTCCACATGTCCAAAAATAACTCCTCGTCAAATGCTATTCCAAAAATCGTTCCTGGCATAAATTATTCTCCTTCCTTATTTCCCAGCGAGCTGCTTATACAGCTCTGGGTTGTTTGTTTTTAATTCAAGCCGCTCCTTATAACCAAGCTTTACAAACTGTTCCTTTGTGACTGTTTCCTCTGGAGGTGCCTTCTTTGGAGGTTTCCCGCCCTCCAGCTTCTTATCTACTTGGGCCTGTACCGCCTGCGTAAATGCTTTTTCCAATGCTGCAATGGATTTATTACAGCTATCCGCATCGGTATAATTAAGCAATTCTGCAAGAGAGGCAGGCAAGTCCTTTTCTGCAAGAGTATTCTTAGCTTCTGCCATCAGTTCCCGGCGCGTGATGTCCGCTTCCCGGGCTGCCAATGCCCTCTCCTGCTTCTGTGCAAGGTACTGCGCTTTCTCCTCCTTTGTCATCTTTGCAAGTTTCTCGGCCTCTGACAGCTTATCATCAGTAAGCGCCTGCCATTTCTCCTGTGCTTTTGCAAGGGCAGTATCAATCCCCTTCTGCACCCTTCGGTCAAACTCGGCCTGATAATCCTTGTTTTTTAAGATATCATCAAAACTCTGTGTGGATGGGTCTGGTCCCGGCTCCGGCTTTGGGTCTGGCTCAGGTGTTGGTGCGGGGTCTGGCCCCGGTTCTGCAAAAAGCTGTAAGTTCATTTTCTGATACATTGGTTCTCTTGTTCTCATAATCTCTATCCTTTCCGCCTCAGCCTGTTCATGCGCCCAGGCCGTTGCATAAAAATAACACCCAGGTGTCACCTGCGTGCTTCTATCTCAGCTATATGTTTCCATAGGCAGTTTCACCCCGCTGCCCAGAGGGAGATATGTGGACCACCTAACCTTTCTTTTTTCTTCGCTTCATCTGCTTCTCCTTCTCTTCTGCTTCTTTTCTTCCCTTTACATATTTCGCATACCACTGTTCATAAGTCATACTGGCCGGTATTTCCTCATTCTTTCCAGTAACCGGATTTCTGGCCCTGCGCCGCATCTGGGATAATTCCGCATTTGAGATATCACAGATAGTTGTGGACCGGCACCATGGATGCATGGGAGGGCAGTTAAGTCCTGGCTGCTGCTCAGACACATTAAACCGTTTACCGTCTAATCCCCGGCACACGGTTGACGTCTTAAGGTCCAGTGTTGCCACATAAATATATGTCTCAATGCCGCACTCCTCATATGACTGCATCTCCATCTGGTTTGCCAGATTACAGGATTCAGTCCGCACCAGTCTGCGTGCATTGCTGGCCCCCTGGGCATACTTATTGGCTATGGTGTCGGCCACCTCGCTGTCAGTCCGACCTGTCACCATATTGATGAGTAGCTCCTGTTTTAAGTCCTGTGCAAGCGCTCTGGTATTATGCCAAATACGGTCTGAGTAATTTGCACCGGACCATTTGCTGTTTATCACCTTATCAATAGCCTTTGGGTCAATAGCGGAAAAAGAAAAACCCAGCCCCGTCCGTTGCTGGATATCGAAAATGCTCTTATAATATGCCTCGTTGGCAAGGTCCACATAATGGCTGGTGCTCCTAACCTTTTCCTGCTTATAAATCTGCTGCATGGTAAT